GGTAGTCAAATATTTTACTACAAACAATATCAACCAAGCAATAGTTATTATCCTCAGCCTGATTATAGTGGCGCACTTGCTGCAATTGAGATTGATGTAAACATCAAAGAGTTTCACGCAAACAACTTAAAGAATGGTATGATGCCGTCTTTATGGATTAATATGAACAACGGTATTCCTGGCGAGGAAGAACAAATGTTGGTTACAAGAGCATTGGAAAGTCAGTTTACATCTGTAAACAATGCTGGTAGACCAATCATCTCATTCAACGAGAGTAAGGAATTATCACCTGAGATTACACAAATCGCAACGAGTGGTAATGACCAATACTACCAAACAATTTACGAAGACATTGTACGTACTATTCTTTCGTCTCACAGGGTTTCTTCAGGTGAGTTATATGGTATATCCACCGCAGGTAAATTAGGGACTAGAAACGAAATTGTGGACCATTCTGAGTACTTTAGAAAGATGGTTATCCAACCATACCAAAAAGAACTATTGTCAACGTTTGACAAATTGGTATCAATGAAGTTTCAGAAGCCAACAACATTTGAGGTTAAACCATTATCAATCTATGTGACTGGTGATGTAAATGAAAACCCAATTGTTGAGGACAAACCTGTTACACCTGTTGAAGCAGAGAGTGAAAAGATAATCATCAACGAAAACATTAAAGGTTTAAAAGGACGTGAGTACCAAAACCTAATGAGAATTGTACGTGAATACAATAAAGAAAAAATAACAAAACAACAAGCAATACAAATGTTAAAAAGTGGATACGGATTAACAGAAGAAGAATGTAATGTTTGGCTTGGTGAAGATGAAGAAAACGATTATTAAACTATGGCGAATAAATTATTAATATCAGAAAATAAATTAAAGTCATTCACCAACATCAATAAGAATGTTGACATTGACGCAATTCGTGCAGAAATTTTAATTGCACAAGACATTCATCTCCAACCATTGCTTGGAACCAAGTTTTATGACCATCTGTTGGACCAAATCCAATTGACGGGTAATACCTTCACTTCGGATGAGATAACGCTTGTAAACGAATATATCGCACCTTATTTGATACAAACTGCGTACTACGAGATGATACCTCATCTACACTACAGAACGATGAACAGAGGTATTGTACAAGGTGATATGGAAAGCGCGCAATCGGTAGACACAGAGACAATGAAATACTTGAGAGGTGTACAGAAACAGCGTGCTGATTTTTACAAGATGCGTCTACAAGATTATTTAATCACTGGTCGTGGCCAGAACCTCTTCCCTGATTACAACAACTACTCTACAATTGATGGTATGACACCTGAGAAAGGTAGTAAGTATAACTCACCAATCTATCTTAACCACACAACAAGATACGGTTGGTCTAAACAACAATTAGGTAGGTCAATACCAATGTGGTCTGAGATGGACCATTATGACCCACCTTGCGCTGATTGTCATTAATCATTTAAAGAAATGAATACAGAAATATTATTAGTTATATCAAACGCATTAACAGGTATCGCAGGCTGGTTCGTTGGAAGACGTAGGTCAAATGCGGAAACGGATAATCAGGTGCTACGCAATCTTGAATTATCAGTTAACCTGTACAAGAACATCATTGATGACTTGAAAGCGGAAATACACGAGTTAAACATTAAGATACAAGACCTTGAGAAAAGGGTTGAAGCATTAATGGTAGAGAATAAGAAATTAAAGAAATACAATGGGTTATAACATTAAGAAACAATCACAGACGTACCTACCAATCCCCAACAACGTTGAATTGAATTTCACTGGCAAGGATGGTTACATTGAAAGGTTGTTGCTTGAAGAAGTGCGTGACAAAGATGTATACGGTATTGACAGTGATATGTTGTTGAATTGGATTTACCATAACTTCAACTCAGTATTCGTATTGGGTAAAGAACTAAGTTTAGAAGACTACAAAAAATTAATCAAATGAAATTAGAAGAACTATACAGAATTAGATTGGAATTGAACGGTGTAAAAGCAGCACCTGCTAAGATGCAAGACGATGGATTAGAGGGTGCGTGCTGGGAAGGTTATGAACCAATCGGTATGAAAGAAAAAGACGGTAAAATGGTCCCTAACTGCGTACCTGTTCAAGCCAAGAAAGTGAAACAAGGTTTCCCTATACCATCACCAAGCGGTGATGAAGATGAAAGTGCATTCGTTAGTAGATGTATGAAAGAGATTGGTGGTGAATATGACCAAGACCAAGCACTCGCAATCTGCTATGGAAAGTACAAAGACAAGTAGGGTTATTGATACCATCTTTAAATACTACCTATACCTATGTTTAGTATGGGTTATAGGTGCGCTGCTTTTTGACCTCTATATGATTGTGAAACACTTTGACGAGATTTACTAAACGCACCTCCGACCAAAAAAAAGGGACCCGTAATAGGTCCCTTGTTTATTTAACTTTCGGTAGCATACACCCACTGTTCGGTGATGTTACTGATTAGTTTTAAAATCTCATCTATCTCTACCACCTCTTCTTTAAGGCGGTCGTTACCTTCACCAGCATCAATCGTTTGGTTGTACTGAGATTGAAGGGTGTACAGTGCGTGTTGAATTTCAACCAACTGAAATTCGGTTAAGTTTAATTGATATGTCATTGCCATTGATTTAATTAGTTAGTGTTATTACCAAGGAAGGAAACCTTCAAAGCGGTACATTTTTTGATGCTCAAGTCTTGTAACGTCAAATACTATCCATTGGTTATCCAAGTCATCAACAGGGTCTGCAATCAAATTAAATACCCACTGTGGTTGTAGGTTATGACCATCCTCGTAACGAGTGAGTTGAACGATAATCTGACGTTCTTGTCCTTCTTCGTTCCATTCTTCAACATACCAATCTTCGGGTAAGAACCCATCGCATTCTTGATTTGCTGCCGTTATAAAATCTTTTAGTGTTTGTGGATTTTCCCATCCATCAGGGTACTCGTTGGGGTCAAATATGACCGCACGTGTTTTGTACATTTCTGTCGCTTCCATTTTAAATTGTTTTAATTAAGTTATTGATAATTCAAATATATAATAAATATCTCGTTAAAACAAAAAAACCAAGAATTTTTTCTTGGTATCAAAAAAAGAGGGGCGGTGAAAGGAAACCTAAAAATAACAATGGCATTAGTAATGAATAAAGTATAACACACGCCCCTCTATACATAAATATATAAAACTATTTGAAAATTTTCAAGTGCGGCGCAAAAAAAAGAAAGGGACCCACACCAAGGTCCCAATCTTATATATATAAAACAAAAAAGAAAAGTTATGGTTTATCTTGGTACTTATCCTTGATGTGTTTATCAAGCATATCCACTTTGGTACCTAACTCTTTTGACCAACCGTTCTGGCAGTAGTCAGCAACGATGTTGGCGATTGAAAAGGTTTCCTTCAACGTTAATGAAGAACCTAAATTATTTGCGTACTCTTGTACGAACTTGAGAGATGACTGACGCACGATGCTCTCTTGCGTGCTGTTGTTGTAGTTTGACATTTTGCTTCCTTTTTAAAATGTGATTTATTATTTGCTAATTTACTATAAATATCCGAATAAAACAAAAAAACCGTAATATTTTTTCCACACCCAAGAAATATTTTGAACTTTACCAATTATTGTGTATATTTATCATTGTAGTCCCTTCTCACATTATAGGACATTAAAGATTTTGAGGGTTGCCAAAGAAAACTGAAGTGAGAAGCAGTGAGTATTTGGTGACCCTTTTTTATTTAAAACAAAACAAAATGGAAGAAAAACAAATTACATTGGATGAGGTAAACGTAACTTGGATTATTGACACACTTACTAAATTCAGGGAAGCACAAGGATTGGAATTTGAAAATACTGATGCTGATAATTCATATAGGTTATCTTGCGCACAAGATATAATTGAGTGTGATAATATGATAATTTATCTAAAAGAGCAATTGTATGAAAAATAAAGAAGAACAGTTCACAAGAATACCGCATTCGTTGATGGCTAATGAACACTTAACCGACCAAGATAAACTTACCTTGGGTGTGATACTATCGTTTATCAAGAATAATAAGGAATGCTATATTGGTAATGACAAATTAGGTAAGATGCTTGGCATTACAAAAAACGCAGCAAGTAGTAGAGTTTTGCGACTTGAAAAAATTGGTTGTGTTGCGTTAAGATATACCTACAAAGAAGGTACGAAACTGGTTGATAAAAGATACATCACCCTATTGTCCCTGACACCAAAGGTATCGTCCACCAAACGAGACGTATCGTCTGACAGACGAGAGGGTATCGTCCACGAGACGAAGGGGTATAGTCCCACAGACGAAGGGGTATCGTCTAAACTTGGAGGTATTATACAACCTTATTATACAAGTGTATTAGACAATGTAGTAGACAAGTCATTAGACAAGGTATTAAATAAGGAAAATTCTGTTGAACTAACTAATTTTGAAAGGGAACAACTACTGTTGGTATTGGATAATATCACTGCACCCGACAGGGTGCTTAGTTTGGTAAGAACATTAATCACCGACGGTGCTGGTTATCTTACTTCTAAGAATAAAGAATTGGTACTTCAACATAAAAATCAGTTCAAGGGTAAATTACTTCAACAGGTAATCCAACAGTTGGAATAACTATTTTTT